GATCTATTTGTCAATTACCGGCACATACAATAAATGACATTATAACTTACTGTAAAAGTAAAGGATACGAAGTAGTAATACTAGGTGGAAAGTATTTTTTTAATATTCAAGTAGGTGAAAAGACAATGTCGATAGGACCGCATTTTCACGAAGAATTAAACTTTGATGGCTGTATAGATCTTATACATAAAACAACATTAGATGAATGTACAGCAATATTAGATAAAGCCCATTGTTACATTGGACCTGAAGGCGGATTAATGCAATTTTGTGGCATGACAGATACACCTATGATTATTGGTATTAACGGATGGACACCAGAAATGCGAATGCCATACAGACATAATAAATTAGGATGGGAAGCATATCCTGTTGTACCCGACAAAACCTTAAAATGTCGATTTTGCATAGAAAATACAATTCATGCTAGAACAGTCAATATAATGATGCAATGTTTATACGATGATTTTAAATGTGTTGAAGAACACATGATATTTAAAAACTTTAAACCACAACTAGATAAAGTTCTTTGAAAGGAAACCCAATGGATGAAAAAAAGAAAATATTACAAGAAACATTACCAGAATATACAGTAGAAAATAAAGATTATACAACAATGCCAAAAAAATGGACAGTAGATAATAAAGACCTTTATATAGGGGAACAAGATAAAACCAAAAAACAATGGTATGAACATATATACCTATTTGATAATGAAATTGAAGATGAATTACAAACCGAATTATCAAAAATAATCACTGCACCAGGATGGCAATATGGTTGTATTGGTAATCATAGATACGAAGAATGGAAGTATAATCAAAAAGAAAACGAAGAAACTACAAAAGAACATGGAGTAAGATTTTTAGATCAATATTGGGAAATGTCATTTAATGGTGATGCAATATATTCTTGGGAGCAAAATGATTTTAGTTTACATGATTTATGGAAAGTAATTCGAACTAAAATATCAGATAGTTTTGTTGATATGGATTTAGATATTCTTGATTGTAAAGCACACGGCATTACAGAAAGTAGATTTGGATTACCACATTCAGATGACGATGACGGTCATATATGGAATGTAATATATTATGTTAATCCTATATGGAAACCAGAATGGGACGGAGCTACTATATTTTATAAAGGCGTTGATACTTTAAAAGATGAAGACCCAGAAATTATTAAATCTGTATATCCTAAACCAGGAAGATTTTTATTTTTTAGCTCATTAATACCTAGAATGGGAAGTCAACCAAATAAATTTTTCCCAGGATTGCGGACAACATTATTGTTTAAATGCATGAATGTAAAACAAGGAATGACAGATGTTTAAGTTTAAATTTTCTTTTGGACAAAAAGAAAAAGATGTTATTTTTAACATAGATTCTAAATGGAAATACATTTATGATAGATATCCTATACAACCGGCGGCAAAGTATAAACATGAATATATTAAACATCCACCACCTGCTAGGTGTCCAGGGTTTCAAGATTTATATAAACATGGTTATATTGTTCCTATGTGGTTTGATATGCAAATTGCAATTAGTCCTGCTGAGCGTTGGGAAGACCAAGAAGTTACTATTAATTCAAATGTTACTAGAGAATTTGTCTCGTGGCATTATCCAGAAGTTGCTACTGTTCGTCCGACCATGCCAAATAATTTTTTTCATAGCATATTAAAATTACATTGTCCTTGGCAATGTAAAACCCAAAAAGAATACGCTATTATACAAACTCCGATATGGTTTCAATACGATAAAAATTATGAAGTTATACCTGGTGCGTTAAATACAAACTACCATCATGATTTAATATTTCCTTTATTTTTAAAACAAACAGCGCCACTTAACGAAGTTAGTTACATAAACTTAAATGCAGGAGATCCGCTAGTTTGTATTATTCCTGTAGAACGAGAAGAAAAAACAATGGAACTTAGATTGGATGATCCTGTTATGCAAGCACAACAAGCATATTATTCTCAAGCAGTGAATCTTAGAAAAGATTCACATATAATGTATCGAGAATTTGATGATAAGTGATATTTTTACAGATTGTTTTTTTGCAAATACACCCTATCCTGATCACAAAAAACATAAGGATCAATTAATAACTTTTATTAAAGAATATGATGAACAAAACAAAATAAAAGAAACCGATCTCGTATCTCCTCATATAAAATATAACCTAGCAGAATCTGCTCCTACTTTAAGGTTTTTTGAAGAAGCAGATAACAATATAATAAATGATTTAAAAGTTTTTCTGGAAACAGCAATATATGATTTATATAAAACCAAATGTGCTCGATTAAAATATCATAAGTATCGACGAGGAAGATGTGAAATTACCGAAAGTTGGTATCATATAACAAAAACTGGAGGATACCACGATAAACATGATCATACTCATTCTTCTTTTTCTGCTATTTATTTTTTAGATGTTACAGAATGCGGATATAAAGATGGTAGCATAAGATTTTATAAACCATTTAAAACTACAATGCCTATAGATGATATAGGATTAAATTGGATTCAAAATGATATGGTAGATTTTATACCAAAGAATGGAGAAATAGTAATATTCCCTGGCTTTTTAGAACATTCAGCAATTCCTTATCATGGCAAATCAGATAGATATGTTATAGCAGTTAACGCAAAGATAGCACCATGAAAATATCTTATACAGATTCTTTCCAAAGAACACAGCAACCGGAAGTATGTTGTACACAAAATTTTCTTGATGCGGGATGTTTAGAATACATTAATCATCTCAAAGACACAGAAAAATGGACTGATGCTTTTGTAGGTGGGGCTATCATAAGACCAACGATACGAGTCACAAAAAATATTATGATAGAAGAGGACAATGATTCACATTATTTGTATAAATCATTGGAGCGAGCATTTAAAACTATTAATGATAAGTCCTTTCATTATCACATTTCATCTATTCATGATGTGTCCATTTTAAAATATGAAGCAGGTTGTTTTTACAAACCCCACCTTGATATAGGTGGTTGGCAATCTGATAGGAAAATATCTTTAATTGTACAATTGTCTAACCCCGATAGTTACACAGGATGTGACATAATTTTACATTGTAGTCCGGCAACTAAAATTGACAAAACCTTTAACGCAGGCACATTTTTCCCCTCGTATCTTTTACACGAAGCCACTCAATTACTTACAGGAACTAGATATGCGTTAGTCACCTGGGCTACAGGTGAGCCTTTTAGATAAAAAAAGGTTGACTTTTACTACCCTAGGTAGTATAATATATGTATAGGTTAAATTAGTTAATCCTTTCATAGGAGACTCCATGCTAAAGCAACTTCAAGAATACCACATTAGCTTCATTGAAAAAGAAGTAAACCTTCGTCATTACGCAAGTTTTGGCGCACCGAGTGACTGGGCGAAGGAACGTGGAGCAACCCATTCCTTAGAGACCATAGATGGTCCTCGCCCAGCTCAAGTTTACAAAACATTTGCACTTATTGGTGTTGACGAATCCGACTTAGGAAACATTGTTTGGTCACGTTGGCAGATACACGGGTTACAATCTGAACAATATTTTCCACCATGTTAAGATATATTTTATTAGGAATTTTATTATGTTGGGGATTTACTTTTATTGATCCGACGTGGAATACATTTATACAATCACATGCGTTTAGATTGATGCGTTGGGTTCATTTACCCACAGATGTTTGGGTGTTTATGGATAATTATGTACCTTTTTTTAATGGGAGATTATGATGAATGAAAATAAATTAGGAAGAAAGTTTGCCACTTGTTGGAGCAAGCCAAGAAACAAAATTGCAAAGCGGTTGTCTAGTAAGGGCCTCCGTAAAAGGGCAAAACTTTTGATACTAACCGGATAATGAATGTTAAACGAATGCAATTTAGAACGTGATTTAATTGATTGTCAACCTATAAAAGATAAGGTAAGGAAAGATGATAGATATGCTACAAGACTCTACGATGCTTTATGTAATACTAAGTGGTATCATGATAGTGATGTACATGGCGGCAGGACTAAAGGTGATGCTTGGTCTTGTAGCTGGCGTTATGCTGGGGATTTGGTCGCAAAACTCAGAGTTAGTCACGAAGATTACCTCGATTATTATTGCTCAGGTAACGAAGGACTTATCGCTCCTGATATAGCCAAAGATTTAAAACAAATAGGCTGGAGAGAAAAAAAATAAAATACAGCTCGTAATGAAAAAGAAACAATCTAAAAATTTAATAAACAAGATGGGTGAGTTTTTCAAGACTCTCTATGGTCTCTTTATGTTTGGCACAAAATCTATTTGGATTATATTAAAAGATGATATGAAGAAGGAATCACAAACGTATAAAGAAGAACGTGAAGAGCAGAAGAGAATAAAGAATAAAAGAAAATAAAAAATTAATTAGTCTTTTAGGTTGACTTCTAGAGCTCTAGGTAGTATAATATATGTATAGGTTAAATTAGTTAACATTTACTAGGAGATAAGATGGCTAAGAAAGTGTACAAAGACAGGTTAGGTGAGCAACTGAGACACTTAGAAAAAGTGTTAACAACTAAGGAAAACCAACCAATGTCAACGTTGAGTAAAGAGGTAATAGAACTAGACGGAGTTAAGTACAGAACAGTTATATTTGAATCCAAATAAGGAGACACAATGGCAGACTTAAATTATACACAATACGTAAAAGCACAAACAAACCGCAGTAAACGAGTTGATGAAATTATGGCATCAGGGCTTGGTGATAAAAAGGCTCATGAGCTTGATTATGCCCAAAATAAATTTCTTGATATCCATATGCGAAACATTATAAGACTAGGACGAATACTAGATAACAACCATAAGCATTGGGATCAATGGTATAAAGAATATAAGTAGTATATTAAAAGACTTAATGAGAGTTGAAGTCTTAGGCGATAACCGCATTGCCAGTTTTTAGGCTCTTTTAAAAAAAACAAATGGATACAATTATAAAAGAAACTGCCGAGTACTTACAAACTACTCGGCGGTCTGCTCTCGAAGACATACCAGATAACTTTGCAGAACGTATAATGGCAGGCGCAGGAAAAGGCGGAGGAATTAAAAAAGATAAAAAGGAAGTAAAAATTCCAGAAGGATTTACAATAGCACTTAATTATAACAAAGGTGGGTATCAAGTAATTCCTAAAGAGGATGTGTGAAACTTAATGAATGGACAGAAGTATTAGTTGCAACAGATAACAAAAAGGATATGTCATATTCTTTTATGTTTAAAAATCTAAAAGGACAAGACATTTGGGGATCTAAAGTTAGACCATTAGCAGGCGTCAGAAATTTTTTAGCAGGCGCAGGTTTAAAAAAGAATATAGATTATGATTTTACTGCTGATGTAAAAACAGGACAATATTGTTATAAGTTTAAATGCCCAGATGATGCTGTATTATTTAAATTGTGGTTTGATAAAGATTCACCAGAAAGAGTAAGCGGTAAATTAGTTCATACTTGCCCAGATTGTGGGTATGTCTTTTAAATGAAAGTATATTATGTGTAGAATACGTTGTTTTTATGAATGTTCAGATGGTCATATGGGATGGGCTGAACACTTGATGCCATACAGCGAAGATATTGCCGGTTTCGTTAAACATTGGAAGACCGGTGGCCGAATGGTGATAACAGAATATTTTGATCTAGTGTAATCTTAATGGAACCAATAATGATTGAATTACTGCATTTTTTAGGAGGCATTACAGTTATGTTTGGGTTTGGTGCAATAGTTATTGCATGGGCCTGGATTGTAATGCAATAAATAAAACAAAGAACAGAAACTAGCTGGTGTAGAGCTCAAAGGTAGAGCAAACCCAAGAAACTGTTCATTGCCTGGCGGTGGCACCGTCTTGAACTATATGGGGAACAGCGGTATTTCCGCCCTCCTACCGCCTGTAGGAAGAAGGGTGTATGTATGTGCCCATCGGTGTTAGGTTCGATTCCTAACCACCAGCTACTAACAAAAAGAATTACTATGAAACATTGGCGACAATTTTATTATTATTATATCTATTCCAATACGTCTGTAGTGTCAATGGTAGCACAAGTGATTCCAAACCACTAGGTCAGGGTTCAAATCCTTGCAGGCGTGCCAAACATGGGTAGGCTGAGCAAGAGTGAGCTCAACGGACTGTAAATCCGCCGCATATGCTGTGAGGGTGCAAATTCCTTCCCTGCCCACCAAACTTATGTTATCAAATAAATACAGTATGGCGGTATTTTAGATGGCACATACTTTTCACCTAGCAATTCCTGCAGGTGATTTACATAATGCAATTTATTTTTATTGTAATGTATTAGGTTGCACAAAAGGCAACTCAGAAATTAAACCACCTGATTCATGGTGCGATATAAATTTTTGGGGCAACGAACTTACGTTACATTCTTCAAATTGCAAACAAACAGGCGAACGACATAATGTAGATATGGGTAACGTATCTGTTCCACATTTTGGTGTACATTTAGAAGCAGAAGAATTTAAAGATCTTAAAGAAAGAATAATACAAAATAATATAAAATTTATCGATGAGCCTTATATAAGGTTTAAAGGCGGAGTCTTAGAACAAGAAACAATGTTTATAGAAGACCCAAACGGTAATGTTTTAGAAATCAAAACAATGGTCAATCCCAACGAACTATTTAATCAATAAAATAATATGGCACATAGATATACGGCAGAAATAATATATCATTTCGAGTGCGACCTATGCCACCTATGGTGGAGCTATGCAATATCTCCAACTAAATTAACAAATTATAATTTAACCCTTCCAAGCGATGAAAAGGTACATTGTATGCATTGTGGTCAAACAAAAGAAGTAGAGATTAAACCCAATAGTATTATAAATGATGACCTGCAGGATGAGGAGAGAGTTAGAGGAATATGAAAGGATTAATAATAGGTTGTAGCATATCAGGAGGAACACATAAATTAGATCCTTCAAATCCTTTAGGTGAAGTTATTGAAAATCAAATAGGTTGGTACAATTTTTTGGGAATATCCAATCTTGTAGTATACTCGTTTCCTGGAGGTGGGTATTTAAATTATGCAACATTACTAGATAAAATAGACATATCTAAATTTGATTTTATATTACTGCAAGAATCATTTGAACCTAGATTTTTACTTACAATTAATGATGACTTTGATTTAGTTACGTCTAATGACGTAGATCATTATACGTTAAAAGATAGTTGTAAAACGGTAGGCATTAGAAGTGAAAAAGAAAGAACAAATAACCAACTGTCTTTTAGTCGCTTTGCAATTGCTTACATTAGTTCTATTAATAAACCATGTGCAATATTTCACATTAGACCAGATATGGGGCAGTATAATTATGGCAATATAAAAGTGCTAAACATATTACCATCTATAGACGAAGTAATATATAAAGATCCTACTTACCACAATGAACTATACATTGAATTAGGACCATGGCAACAAGGCGGACATATTATAGGACATCCTACATTAGAAGGTAATAAAGCAATAGGAGAACTAGTCTCAAAGCCATTACAAGAATGGTTAAAAACAATATGAAATATGCATTTTTAATACCATCAGGACACCAAATGGTACCTAGTTTGTTGTTTCAACAATGGGTACCTTTTCAAGAATGGCTTGCCAAAAACGAAGATGGTATAATTATGAATATGGTTGCTTCAAATCAAACTGAAGGTCGAAACAAATTACTAACACGAGGCGATCAATCTAAACCATATGAATTTGCAAAAACGGTTGAATGGTTTATCTTTATAGATGCAGACATTAAGTTTTCTTTACCACAGATGCAAGAATTAATGTATTCTAAAGAATTGTTTGTAAGTGGATGGTATATTTTTAATCCTAACAACCGAACAAGTTTGGTAGGTTACTGGAAAGATGAACCAACATTATTGTCACCAAAGGAAGTTTTAAGTCATAAAGAAATGTTTGAAGTAGATCATGTTGCAGGCGGCTTTATGAAAATACATAGTAGTTTAATTCAACAGTTAGAATTTCCGTTTTATTATATTCCTAAAATAGAACGACCAAATGGCGACCCTACCTGGGTAGCAGAAGATTTGATATTTGCAAGAAATGTATATGAAAAAACTGGCATTAAGCCAAAAGTAATACCCACACTTAAAGTAGGACATGTTAAATGGGTAGTAATATGATTGATGCAAATCCAATTATGTGTGTAATAGAAGGTAAGTTATGTATTAACGGCATAATTTTTGAACACAACGAACTGCGAAAATCAAAAGAATATTTACAAAGCATAGGTGCCGAAGAGGTGCTCTTTTATCCTGAAGATGAAGACGAGGCAGACCAATTACATGAAATAATTATGAAAATGGCAGAGGCCTCACCCGAAGCCTCTGATGATGAGATAACATCTTATTATTTAAATTAAGGAGATAATGAAATATAGATACAATGAAGGAGAAATTTTAAAAGAACTAACCGAATACATTAATAAAACATACGGCGAACATTATGCAACAGAAGGTTTTCAAATACAAGATGTCTTTAATCACTTACAAATTGCTGAACCTTTTTGCAGAGCAAATGCTATAAAATATCTTTATAGGTTCGGAGATAAAGAAGGAAAGAATAAAAAAGACTTGCTAAAAGCCCTACATTATAGTATACTATTATATCACTTTAGCGGAATGGACAAATGAAAACTCTTTGGGTAGAAAAATATAGACCACAAACAGTCGAAGAATATGTGTTTAAAGACTCTGTTCTTAGACAGCAAGTAACAAATTGGATAGAGGAAAAATCAATACCACATTTATTGTTTAGCGGTTCTCCGGGCACAGGAAAAACAACCCTTGCTAAATTGTTATGTACAGCAATGGAAGTTGAAGACGCCGATACATTTTATATTAATGCATCTCGTGAAAATCGTGTAGAAGATATGCGAACTAAAATTAATAACTTTTCACAAACTATGCCTTGGGGCGACTTTAAAGTTATTATATTAGATGAAGCAGATTATTTAACTCCTAATGCACAATCTGTTTTAAGAGGACTTATGGAAGAATACCATACAGTTCTTAGGTTTATTTTAACTTGTAATTATCATAACAAAATATTACCTGCAATTAATTCTAGATGTCAAACATGTTATATTCAACATTTAAATGAAACAGATTTTATGGTGCGAGTAGGCGAAATACTTGCACGAGAAGAAATAGATTTTAATGTAGAATTACTTGAATCATTTGTTAAAGCATCATATCCAGATTTACGTAAAACTATAAACAATATTCAATTAAATTGTGCTACAGGTAAACTTGCATTTCCCGAAGACACCGACAATTCACAAGATTATAAACTTGCTATGATTGCATTGTTTAGAGAAGGTAAAGTTAAAGAAGCACGAAAACTTATTTGCGAACAAATAGGATTAGAAGAGTATGAAGATGTGTACCGGTTTTTGTATAGAAATTTAGACTTTTGGGGTACAGATGATAAACAGGATGAAGCAATTCTTATAATTCGCAACGGATTAGTTAAGCATGGCATGATAGCAGATCCGGAAATTAATCTTTCAGCAACTCTAATTGAATTAGAAAAGTTAAAAACAGGCTAAATATAGTAAAGGGTCTAGGAACTATGCCACAGGAATTTGAATCAATTAACAATAATATAAACTCTATACACGGTAGTGAAACACTACTTGACCTTCTATTAGAATGGGAAGATGTTTTAGATAATTTAGACATTTATGCATTTAAAAATTGGAAAAAAGGCGAACTAGTTGATGGTCCTCAAATAGAAAAATATTGGATCACATGTACAGTAATGTATCCGTATAAACTAATGCCTGATCCTGATGCAACAAAACGCCTTACTAAACATGGAATTAAAGTTAGTTATAAAGAAGATCATTATTTAAAGCCAGCAAAACTTGTACACCCTGAAGATTCAGAAACTAGAGCTAATGAAGAGCCATTTACAGATGAAGGGCAAAAGAAGCGTTCGGAAGGAAAACGCAGGGCAAAACTTCTAAAAATTCCTACATGGTTAGTTAAAATAGAAATTCCTAGACATTTTATAGATGAATTCTTGGCAGATACTGCTAGTACTTCGGGCGACGATGATATTGAATTAGAAGATGTCAAAGATGCATATGATGAAGGAGCAGGAGGCGAAGAACAATATCATGAAGAACCTGATCCTAATATGGCGGCACAAACACCAATGCCAATGGAATCAGTAGTACGAGAAGGATTAGAACCTAATGATTTACGAGATATAATAGATAACGTAATTGCAATTGATACATTCCAACCAAAATTAGGTGCAGAAGAAGAAACAATAGTTACAACATTTAAAGTTTTTAAATATGAACCACCCGCACAAGACCTTGCACATTTTATTGAACAAGGACAATATGATATTCTAGATGCAGAGGTATCGCCAGGTTCCGACGAAGATGGAAATTATCTTGTATTTGTTGAAATGAAACGTGATAAAAACTTCTTTATGAAACTACAAAATATTTTAAAAGATGTTAAAAATATTACTAATGTAGATGAGTGGAAATTTTCATCATTCAGGCATTCCCTACCAAAGGATTTCAATAGAGATAATATTGAAGCAAATGTTACTTTAGATAAAACAAAATACAAGGCTATCTTTATGAATCCGACAATTACTCAAGAACCAGTAGCAGAACCAGCTACCGAATCAATCAAAAAACGAATTAAATTTCTTGTAAATTATTAATATATATGTTATACTATAGTAGTAGTTAACAATAAATATTTTTAGGAGACAAATGAAATTAGTCAACGATACAAATCCTATTTTGCGTCAATCCGCTGTAGATTTTGATTTTAATAATGATGTAGATCCTGAAAAACTAGCCACAGAAATGGCACCAATTATGTTTGAATATAATGGAATAGGTTTAGCGGCACCGCAAGTAGGATTAAACTATAGGATGTTTTTAATAGGCGATCCCGAGCAGGCGCTTGCATGTTTTAATCCTAACGTGGTAAGTATATCTGAAGAATTAGTGTATGGTACAGAAGGATGCCTATCTTTTCCGGGCTTATTTCTTCGAATAGGTAGACCAAAAGAGGTTGTTGCAGAATTTACTGACCTACATGGTAAAGAACAAACTATGACTTTTACAGATATTATGGCTAGATGTTATTGTCATGAACTTGAACATTTAGATGGCATATTGTATACAGATAAAGTTGCTAAATTAACTTTGCAATTGGCTAAGCAAAAACAAAAAAAGTATTTAAAAATACTTTATAGGAAGGCAAAACGTGGCGGACAAGATTGAACCTATTGTTAAACGGGCTTTTAAGTTAGCAGAGGAACATAAACATCAATATGTTACCTTAGAGCACTTACTGCATTCTCTACTTCGCGATAGAGGCATTGGAGCATTTTTAAAAGAAATGAAAGTGGATTCAAAAGATGTATTGCAAGAAGTAGATTATTATGTCATTAACGAAATGAATGATATAAAATTAGACTCTAATACAAAGCCAAAGAAAACAAACACACTAGAACGAGTTTTTAATAGAGCATTTACCCAAAGTTTATTTACTGGTAAAAATAAACTAGATCCTCGAGATTTGTTGTTATCTATTTTAGCAGAACAACATTCCCCTGCAAGTTTTTATTTGCAACGTAATAAGATTAGTAAAGAAATTTTAATAGAAAAACTTACAGAGGATGACGAGGATGGTAGTGCATTGGATACCTTTTGTGATAATTTTAATGAACTTGCTATTCTGAAAAAAATAGATCCGCTAATTGGTAGAGAATTAGAAGTAGATCAACTTGCACAAACCATTGCTCGCAGAAAGAAAAACAATATTATAATGGTTGGTGATCCGGGTGTAGGCAAAACTGCAATAGTAGAAGGATTAGCAAGGTTAATAGTAGATAATAATGTTCCAGATATAATAAAAGAAAATACAGTATATAATTTAGATATTGGAGCATTGTTGGCTGGAACAAAATATAGAGGTGATTTTGAAGAACGATTAAAAGCAGTATTAGATGAATTAGAAGAACGTGATGATGCTATATTGTTTATAGATGAAATACATATGATTATGGGTGCCGGAGCTGGAGGTAATGGCTCAATGGATGTTGCAAATATGTTAAAACCAGCATTACAAAAAGGAAAATTACATTGTATAGGGTCTACTACACAAGAAGAATATAGACAGCATTTTGAAAAGGATAGAGCATTAGTACGACGGTTTCAGAAACTTAATATAGATGAACCTAGTATTGAAGATGCAAAGAAAATTGTACGAGGCGCATCAGAGCATTATGCGGAATTTTTTAGTTTAACATACACAGAACAGGCACTAGACGCGGCCGTTGATTTGTCTGCACAATACTTGTTAGATAAAAAGTTGCCCGACAAAGCCTTAGATTTAATAGATGCCGCAGGTGCAAGACAACGTATTACACCAGATCATAAACGTAAACTTATTGTAGATACCGAAGAAATTAAAGTAGAATTATCAAAAATAGCAAAGATACCGTTAGATACAATTAGTCATAAAGAAATAGAACAAGATAAAAGTATAATAGAATTAGAACAGAATTTAAAAACTAAGGTGTTTGGACAAGATGACGCCCTTCAAGTATTATTAGATTCGCTTTATATATCAAAAGCAGGACTAAAAGATCCAAAAAAACCTGTAGGATGTTATTTGTTTACAGGCCCCACTGGTTGTGGTAAAACTGAAACTGCAAGGCAACTGGCTCATTACATGGACTTACCCCTAGTTAAGTTTGATATGTCAGAATACCAAGAACGACATGCAGTATCTAAATTAATCGGAGCACCTCCGGGGTATGTTGGGTATGAAGACGGATCAATCGGATCTGGTGCCTTAGTAAATGAATTAGAAGAAAAAACAAATTGTGTATTGTTACTAGACGAAGTAGAAAAAGCACATGTAGATGTATTAAATATTTTGTTACAATTTATGGACGATGGTATCATTACCTCATCAAATGGTAAAACAGTAAGTGGCAGACATGTAACACTTATAATGACATCGAACTTGGGCGCCGCAAAAGCAGAAGAACGATCAATAGGTTTTGGTGGTACCAAACACGATAATGCACATGAAAAAGCAGTTAAAAAGTTTTTTTCGCCAGAGTTTAGAAATAGGCTAGATGCAACAGTTAATTTTAATAAACTGTCTATAGAAAATGTCAAACAAATAGCAATTAAGTTTATTAATGATTTAAATATTCTTTCTAAGCAACGTGAAATAGATGTTGTTTATAAACCAATAGTTATTGATTGGTTAGTTGAAAAAGGATACGATGAAGTAATGGGTGCAAGGCCCATGCAACGTGTTATTAATAACGAAATTAAACGACCTCTTGCCAAAGAAATGCTATTTAGAAAAAACTTTGGCAAAAAAGGCACAGCAACATTAGATATCGTTGACGACAAGATAAAACTAGACATGTTTTTTAGCTAAATAATAGAAAGAGGTGTTATGGCTAAGTTAAACGAAGAAGTTATTGTTATTAAAATATCTGAAATGTTGAAAGACACTGACCCCGTAAAGCCGTTACTTCCCCCTGAAATGCTCGCAACTTTAGAACCAGTTATTGGCGAACTTACTGGTAGGCAGAATGTTATGGTAGAAGTAATTTCCGAAACCAATGTAAGTGAGGTTCAACAAAATGTCTAGTAGTGTAGTAATGATGACCTCTGTTAGTGAAGATACTACAGGTGAAAAAATACAAGCAGATGGTTATTATGGATATGCAGATGGTTTACATACAGTAGCAATTACTATGACTGCCTATACTGGTCTCGTGGGTGTCCAAGGTACCCTTGCAAGTACTCCTGTTGAGGCAGATTGGTTTGATTTATTTGAAATGAATCTTACGGCCCAGACAAAAACTTTAGGCATGACTTTTTCTGGCAATTATGTTTATTTGCGAGCAAAAGTAACAAATAGATACGCCGGTACAGTAGATAAAATCCTCCTTAAAATTTAACTGGAATAACAATTGGCAGAATTTACTAATCATCTAATATTAAAAATGGACGAAGAGCTACCCGATCAATTGGCAGTATTGTTCTTTGATGTCGTTAATACAATAGGCCCCGATGATATTGTCCAAACAATGGAAGATAGTGTTATGTTGCATTATGTGCAAAATAATATACATAATTATGAAGTAAATCTTACCCGTTCAATTCAACCCGAAGAAGGCGATAAAATAGCCGAAGCTCTTGATGATGCAATGGATTATGATTTCGAATTAGAAGCATCAACTAGTATCGAAACAGATCTTGTTAATGGCATTAAATGAATTATTATCAAACTTTTTAAAAATTTACAATCTTACAGAATATAAAGTAATTCGAACTACTTCTGATGCTTGGGTTGAGCATCCTAGAATAATTGTTTTTGATGAAAAAAATAATTATTATTATAAAATTTTTTCTAATATAACAAAAGAAATAAAAAAATATGATCATGTATTTCTTAATAATGCATATTTTTCAAGCCACTTGGTAACATCTGTTATTAAAGAAAATATGTGGATTGTTAAACAAAGTGTTCCAACAGGAACACTTTTGACAGACATTTTTAGAAATAAAAATATAGTAGACGATAAAATAATTGATAGTATATTGGCTAATTTAGTATGGGTCAAAAACGAAACACAACGTATCTTTCCTAGTCTGCCTAAGAATAAACTTTGGGATTTTTCCGGTGGAGATTTGTGTGCAAGTAATCTTATATATAATACACAAACTAATAATATAATCAATATAGATATAGAACATTCACAATGGGTAACTAAAGATGAATACTTAACATATGCATTTAAAAGATTAACAAAACATTTATGGAAGTGGAGTCAAATTCCAGGTTGTAATTTTCTTCCTATACTTAAAATGCCAAAAATTTTAGATAAATGTATGATGTTCATTGATAAAGAAATTTTATGAATTATTATGATTTTGATTTAAAAAAACAAGTTGTTTTTAATTATGCAGAAACACCATTACCCGCTGGACATTTTTTAAAAAAATTTTTAATAGAATTTCAAATAGAAAAATTTGAAACAATTAAAACAGGATCTACTAAATTAGATTTAGGAAAAGTAACAATACCACAAAAAACAGTTATTCATGATTTAAATAATGATAAATTTTATAAAATTTATGTAGGTTATTCTAATGATACTTGGGAGTTAAATAATAAATTTTATAACACCGCATATTTTCCTAATAATATAATAAGTACACATCTTAATAAAAAAAATAATTGGTGGATATTAGAATCAACACGAGTACCAGGCGAAGATGTATATAATTATTTGTTAAATGAAACTAGAATGACATTTTCGATGGACGAGTATTTAGATGCTATGCTTCATACTATGAAATTTTTTAGCAAGGAAGGAAAACGGATATGGGATAAAGACAGGCCAGAAGGGAAATATTTAAGTATAGGTGAAGTAAATTGGATAGCACGAAATAATATGTTTTATGATTCAATAACTAACCAATTTACAAAAGTAGATCATGAACCTCTAATTAATTGGGTAGGTAAACAAAGTTATATGAATGATGCCATACGATCTTTTATTGCATTATTTGGTAATTTAATGGGACTTAGAGATCATAAACATATTATGAATTATATTGCTGATGGGAAAAATATTTTAAAAAGAATAGAATATTGTATAGATTTTGTAGAAACTGAAATTTTTGATTAAACATGTTAAATTATGTAGATATAGAAACAGTCAGTCATTGTAATGCAAGGTGCACCTTCTGTCCTCAAAGTCAAGATCCTTTGCCCGCCAATACAATGAGTTTAGAGTTATTCGAACATATATGCAAAGAACTACGAAAAACAAATAAATTATATAAACATTTTTATGTTGTTTTAAATCACTATGGCGAACCGTTACTAGATAAATTTTTTAAAAAGCGAATTAAACTTTTAGAAAAATATAGAATAGATCTTCAACTTCATACTAATGGAACCAAATTAGACAAAGATAAAGTTGCATTTTTATACCAATATAAACATGTGGTGCAAAAAATAGAAGTCAATATGACAACCATCGACGAAGAAGAATGGTGTGCTACATATGGATTACCTCCCGCTCAATTTAAAAAAACTTTTAGTAATTTGCTTAATTTATTAAAAACTTTTGCTTCTGTACATAAACAACCCAAAGGTGGTATTGTATTAAATGGAAAAGTAAAAAATCAATTAGAATCTATGACAAGTCATCCTATTAAAGTAGATTGGTACATTATGCCACATAATAATAGAAGTGGTAACCTTAAAATTAATAATAAAAATGAATCTGACATATATGATACAGCATATAAAGGCAACGACTACATGTATACGTGCCTTAAAGGTGTTTTGAAATCTAATTTTTCTGTAAACTATGAAGGGAAAGTATTTTTATGTTGTCAGGATTATTATCAAAAAAATATCATAGGAGATTTGACAAAAGATAGTGTACAATATATACTTAATACAGTAGAAGCAACGCATTTAAGAGATCAAATTTATGGCAAAACGCTTGCCGACAAAGATCTAATATGTAGAAAATGTATACATTCAGTAATAGATGGTTTAGATTTTCCTTTACATCATCCTCAAGGTTGGGTTAGAAAATGATACCATGGTTATTAATAGATGATATATTAGATACAAAAACCACAATTACCTTAACAGATATTAACCCATCGGATGGTAATATAACTCCACTTGAATTAGTCATAACTTCCTTATTAATAAGCACATTAAAACCTAAAAAAATCTTTGAAATAGGAACATTTAATGGGCGAACTACTATTAATATGGCATTAAATCAGCCAAAAGATGGCGAAGTTGTAACCTTAGATTTACCTACAAATGAAACAAAACTACCACTTGCCCCTTCAGAAGAAAAGTATATTTTAGGTAAAGACGGACGTCGTCAAACACATGCACAAATAAAACAAATATATGGTGACTCGGCTGATTATGATTTTACTGATTATATCGACAGAATTGACTTTATGTTTGTAGATGGATCGCATAGTTACGAATATACAATGAACGATTCTAAACTTGCTTATAATTTAGTTCGTCGAGGTGGGTATATTCTTTGGCATGACTACGATAGTCCTTATTGGCCCGGAGTAACTGAAGCATTACATGAGCTTTACTTGGGCAATTTTGATTTTAAACAGTTGCAACGTATAGTTGGAACCACCCTTTGCATTCTGCAAAACCGATAAATATTCATATATAGATGGAGTACCATGATGCCGAAATCTGAGAGCACTAAATCCGCACAAATGCGCGAAGTAATAGATAGACTTACAGAAGATCCTAAGGATCCTTTTGAAACAGACATATGGCCCCCCAGCGGAGGAACATATGATATTAAATCATTACAAAGTATGGTCGCAAGACAATTAATGGACCTAGCTAAAACTATAGCAACCGCCGATATTGATGAACCTGCAGATCCTTTTTATGTACGGCGAGTATATAAAATGTTATACAGTAAAGATAATCCTGTTTTTCAAGGAAAACTTGAAACTCTTGTTACCGCATACGATAAATTAGCCCGGCAAAACAGACATAAGAAACAGTTTGGGGATATTACATAATGCGTTTCGCAGAATTATTAGAGGGTGGCAATGTCTTTGGTGAAAACACTGAACGAATTGCTAAAGAAAACATACAACCTACATTAGATAGATACTATGTAGAGTTGCAACAAGTGTTTCCACGAGCAGACATTACCCCTAATAAATTTCATCCTGTTGGTTCTGTAGGTCTTAAAAGCACAAGTGGCGACATAGATCTAGCAGTTGATGCAACAGAATTGTTTCCTCGAGGTATCTCAAGCAAAACTGTTCAGGCATGGAATATTAAGTCTGACGAATTTGTAATGCGATTTGATCAATTTAAAAAACGAGCAAGAACATCAACTGACGAACAAGTTGCCATGAAGACCGCATTAGTTTTAATTAGTGAATATGTTAACGAACATGCACAAAATATACATATGCAACCCAAAAAAGTTACTCCTGGAAATGCATTTGGAATGTTTCCGCAATACGACGAAGAAGGTAACAATTTAAATATAGGGGTTCAAATTGATTGGATGGTCGGCAATTTAGATTGGTTAAAATTTAGTTATGCATCTGCCGACTATGGTGAAACGTCAAATGTTAAAGGGTTACACAGAACACAATTAATATTAGCAATGTTTCAAGCAACTAACCATTCATTTGATCATAAAGTAGGTGTTAAAGATAAAGCAACAGGCGAAGTAGTTGCCGGAACACCAGATGATACAGTAGCACTATTAAATGAATTGTTTGGACTAAATTTATCAGTACAACAATTAGCAAATTACCACACGTTACATGATGCTATCAAAGGGCATCCATTGTATGATAATACAATGCAAATTTATTTAAAAATACTAGATAGAACACGAGTAGATATACCAGATGACTTACAAGAGTACTGGATACAACATAAAGATGAGTTTGGTTTAACAGGAAAATTTTTACCTGACGACAGCAATCTTAGGAAATACATATGAAAATAAATGAAATAATACAAGAAGATATAATGCCAACGCATTTTTCGCAAATGCAAGGGAAACAACGCAAGTACCACGAATTTGGACCTAATACCAAAACCCAGTCAAATTATACGGATACAACATATGATCCGGCAACTAATACATTAGATACTGATCTTGAGAAAACAGAAATGATGCCAGGACATGGGCCTATGGGGATGAGAGGCCATCAGGGTAGAAGATACACCAAAAAAACAGGCTCTTCAGGACAACAGCATGGAACCGGACACGATAGAAGTTGGACGAGCATAACACAACAGAAAAGAAGCAAACCTGCTCAAGATTGGGGCGAAGAGGTGCTAGATAGAGGGGACAGTTTACATAGTTCATCTGATCGATCAAGCGACATAAGATATACGCCAGGTTCATATTCTACAAACCGAAGTGCATCAGATCATGATGTGCGTGACAATAGAAGTGCAACAGATACAGCAAAAACCACAATATGGGATCCAGAAAAACAAAAACTTGTTACTCACCGGATAGATCCTGCCACTATTTCGGACTTCAAAGTATCCTCTGGAAGTGTTGGAAGTGATTTTACTGTTCGAAAGGCATCCGGTGCACAGGCTAGTCCCGAAGAAAGGTTAGCAAATCGAAAACGTGCTCTTGCACATGCACAGGCAAATAGAGGTATAGATCCAAGGAATCAAACAATATGAGATTATATGAAATAATAACAGAACGGGAGATGAGAATTCTCCCTGACGGCACATATGAATATTTTACACCTGGGGAATTAACGAAGCATCTAAATTCAGATTATCCTCCTTTTAGAGCCGGTGCAGAAGCGTTTATAAAGAAAAACCCACCAAGAGGAGAATTTTGGCCAAAAGACTGGAATGCTAATGCTCTTGCAGTAGTAAAATCACGACAGGATCAACATAATACAGAACTTAAAATGCCACCACCAGAACCGCAAGAAAAACCCGAGTATGTTGTGAAAAGAGATATAAACAAGTTGAGTAGAGCAGATTTGGATTTAGGAAGGCCGGATGATGAAATTTCGGCTATTGCTGGTGCTGGTACCGATGTAGAACCCAAACCTACTATGCCTATGGGTGGAATTGCAGGTGTTATTCGCAGGAAAAAACAGAAATGAGAATAGATGAAATAATTGAAAAAACAGTATATACAAAACCAGGAGAAGATCAAGCTGGTAGATCTAAATATCTAAGCACTTATGATATTGGTGTTATGGATAGAGGTTTAGAACAAGGCGAAAACACAAGCATACAATATAAAGGAAATATTCAGCCTGGGCCCAAAGATAACAAAGGTCGGCCAACCGCTGTCCAACATACTGATTATTATTCCCATGATAAAAATCCTAGAATTCATGGCACAAGAGTAACACGAGAACTTAATCAAGATGATATGTTTGGTGTTACCAAAAAAACATACATGCGTGATCCTGAAACCGGAAATCCGAGCAAACATGCAGGACATGTTACTTCGCAAGATATAAATCCTGCACATTTAAAAAGACTTAAAGCACATCATTTGGGGACAAAATAATGAGTGGAGTTGCAGGCGGAGATCGAATAAGCAACGAACATGTTAATTCAACTGCGAAAAGTTATATCGATTCGGTATTATCAGGTTTTCCTGGATTCATATCTGCAGACATTACTGGCGGAGTGGCCGCAGGTAAAAGTGATCACGGCGACATAGATTTAATTGTACACATAGAAGGCAATGACAAACGGGCAATTAAAAAAGAATTACAAAACTATTTAGAAAATCAACCTGTAAATAAAATTTTACCGTTTCGAAGTGACAAGTATGCAGGCAGACGTTCATACAATGCAGGTGAACTTGTTAGTATTTTGTTTCCACAAACAGATGGAGGCAAAACTGCTCAAATAGATAATATAGTAGCAGTAACAAAAGATGAAAGTGCATTTAAAAAAAGTTTTTTAGATTGGCCTGCTGAAAAACAAGGTCTTATATTGGGTCTTGTTAAAACTGCTATTCAAGAAGCAAATGCAACAAAAACAGTAGATAGATTATTTGCAAGTATAGGTTTGGGCATCCCGTCAACAAAAAAAGTATTAGAATTTAATCTAAGTGGTATTGAATTACAATTACGAGCGTACGAAAAAGATCATATAGGTAGAGAAGCAAAAGGTACTAGAGAATTATTGTGGAAATCCAATAACTGGAATGATGTTGTTAGTTTATTACAAAATTATGATTTAACTAAATCATTTGATGACTTATTGCCTGACGTACAAGCGTCTTTAAAACACCCTACAAGCAAAGATAGAGTTAAAGGTGTGTTCAATGCTATGGTGTCTATTAAATCGGGCGAAGTAGGCACATCTAAAGCAGACAGAAAACAAGAAACAATTAATATGATTAATGCTATGGAAAGCAAACATATACTATTTCGGAGTTTAATAGGGGGCTATATTTAATGTTAATAGAAGAAATTATACCAGAAGAAAAACTAACAGAATTTTGGCCAGTACTCGCAAGAATTGGAATGGGCCTTGGAGGTGCGGCATTACGAGGTGCAAAAGGATTAGGTAGAGGTGCGGCAGGACTAGGTAGAGGTGCAAAAGGATTAGGTAGAGGTATACTTCGAAGACCAAAGACTACTATTGGTTTGGGTTTAGGTGCCCATGCGTTGGCTTCTCTTTTTTCGAAAGATCCTGAAGCTAAAAAGATGCACGATGAAATGGAGGCTACCGAAGACGAACAGGAACGAGAACGATTACGACAAGACTTAGAAGCACGAATAAAACATTGGGAAGGGGACATGGATATATTATTTCCAACATGGAGAGATCCTGTTGAGGAAGGCGACAGTCCGCATCCTAAAGGTAGTAAAAAATATAAAGCACATATGGCGGCAATGCATGCCAATATGTAGGAATTTAAAAAAATGAGAATTGCAGAAGCTATTTTAAATGAAAGTATTGTAGATGATTTACGCAATAGCCTTGTAAAAGGTCTCAAACCTGAATATGGCCCCGGTACCGAAACATATAATAATCTTCTAAAAGAATTTGAAAAAATTGCAAGTTGGGCAAAAAATAGACTTAGAAAAGGCGAGGACGAGAATAGTGCCGTTGACAATTCTAAAGTGGTTTGGCTTTTAACTTGGTGGGTATTAGATACTAAATTACATTTTATACTAACTGCAAAAAGATTATCTAGTGTTTCTCCACAAGTTTATCCTACAGATAGCCCTGAACGTGCATCTTTAGAGCAACATAATAATATATTTACAGATAAAGAAATTCAAAAAGTAGAAAATAAAGCAAAACAAGCACAACTTCACTGGGAGCAAACCCCCGACCGACCTCGAGGTATTTTTCCTGAAAATAGTGCTGATAAATTTGTAGTAGCCCTTGTACATTTTTTAGGTACAGAAGGTGTTTCACAAAAAGTACGAGAAATGCCTCTCAAACCAACCACGACTCCATTACAAGCACTAGAAGAATGGAAGAATATAGAAGACGATTGGTTACAACAACTTAAAGATGAAGAACGTAGTATATTTCATCCTAACTACAAATACCAACCTGAAAATACTTTAAAACCAATGATAAAATTTCCAGATGGCTCTGCTTGGTTTAATTTAGACAAACAATTTTGTCAAGAAGAAGGTAGCTCAATGGGTCATTGTGGTAATACTGCTTCATATAACGAAGATGATACAATCTTTAGTTATAGATCACCACATCTACACAAGACTAGTGAATCGGGAGAACACTGGATACCCCATCTTACATTTATATATAACACCTCAACTAATATGTTGGGTGAAATGAAAGGCTATGGCAACCAAAAACCTAGAAAGAAATATCACGAAGTTATTAAAACATTAATAATGGATGATAGAATTAAAGGTATTGCGGGAGGCGGATACTTGCCAGAAAGTAATTTTAGTGTATGGGATTTAGATGATGCAAAAGAACTAGTTGAAAAGAAGCCATTATTATCAGGAGATAATTTAAAAAAATATGTTCAAATGGTAGGAATAGATGATACATTAACAGAGTTAGTTCATACTAGAATGGGCGACGGTGCTCGTTTTGTTCCATTACCAAATCAAGGTAGAGATACACGAACACAAATGGTTCGATTAACAGATGAATATCCTAACTTTTTTCAATTAATAGAAAAAGAATTTTCAGATGCTCCGTATGTGCATATGATTAGTGCCGCAATGGAAGGAGGTTCGTGGGGAATGGGTTCAGGTGAATATGATTTTGAACAACAAGCCATAGACCTGTCAGAAGAAGATGATATGGACGATCGTACAAATCATCTTATAGGAGAAAATGATCCAATAATAAAACAAATAATAATAGATGAATTAGTACATTATTCTGATGGTGCTCCAATGGATAGTATATGGGACACATTGCAAGAATATGGCGGAGAGTTTTCAGATTGGCTTAATACCTCATTACTTGATGCATCTAGAACTGGTTGGTCGGAAGGAATAATTAGTGCATTATTGGCTCATGCAATACGAACAATAGAAAATTCTTCAAGTGGTTATATGGGGTATGGTGGAAAAGACGTAGAATTAGAAGTTCAAATGAGAGCCCCTGGTAGGCCAGAATTAGAAGAAAATAAATGTAGTATAAATGCACCAATCGAAGAAGTCCTAGATGTAATAACATCAATTGATGAACATAATGATGAATTAGGTTGGGATTGGTGGACACCTTATGCAGTAGCACATGAAGGCGGCGAAGAATGGGACGATGATTGGAAAGAGGACATCTATTGGGACCGTATGAAGGCAACGCAAGAGTTTAATACTAATATAGATAATGCACCAAAACTACATACAGGTGAACAATTTAAAGAAAAATACGATAGATTAAAAGAAGAAACACCTGTAAAAGAAAATAAAAAAGTATTTGGGTTAGCACAAATGTTAACAAACACAAATGGTGAAAAAGCACATGCAAAATTACATAAAGTATGTGCTAGATTAGGGTTATCAAAAGATCAATGTCACGCAATAACAAGTAAAGCAGGATATACTTGACCAAATGAACATTAGTCTTGGAGAGATTAAATGAAAATAAATGAAGTAATAACCAAAAAAGAACGTGTTGATGAAGTACTCCCTGCGATTATAGGCGGAGCGGTTAGACTGGCGCCATATGCGTTGAGGTATGGAAAGAAAGCCTGGGATTACGGAAAGAACTTCTTTAACCCTGATGTTGCGAAAAAAACTAAAGGCGCATTACATTTAGCAGGGGAAATAGGAAAAAAAGTGGGACCTAAAGTTCATGCGGCAGCCGAAGTCGGAAAAAAAATGGTTAGAAATTCTCCAGCCGATACATCTGTTCCTGATGCATTAAAAACTTCTAAAGTTGGTTATGGAACAGGTCAAGTTGATCCATCTCTTGCTACTGCCGCTAGACAGAAACTAGCAGTCGCAGGAAAAGGTGTTAAACCAAAACCTCCAGCACGAGGCAAGATGAGCCCAGAGGCAGGTGCCGCAATAGCACAAGCACAACAAGCACAAGGGAAAAGGCGAAGACCGTAATGAGATTTTTTGAACTTACAGAAGCAGGAGGTATTTTAAATAGAGGTACCCAGCCTCATCGAGTTAAAACAAAATATCATCGGTCTTCAGAGTATGATGATTCTTTTGAAGATTATGATGATGATCCGTTAGAATCGGCTCTTGATAAAGTACAAGATAGGGTGTATCATAAGTACACGCCAGAAGAAGAAGAAGCATTAATAAAAGCAGGGTATGCGACACATACAAAAAAAGAAGCAAAAAATTTAGCACGAGCAGACGAGTATCCGACGGAAAATTTTCATGCTAAACCCGACATGACTGTTAAGATTTTTTATTGGCCAAATAAAGAAATAGGTAAACCCTATACAGTATTTCATTAGGTAATACCATGCAAGAAAAAGAAATAATAAAAGAAGCAGTAGCTGGTGAAATAACTGTAGGCTTTGAATTAGAAATTGTAGTCCCCAGTGCTAGATCATTTGGTTCTAGGTTCAGTGATATGGAACCCGGAACCTTGATAGAAGTGCATCCTAATATACAACGAATAGTAGACAAGTATGGTTTAGCTCGAATGGAAGAACTAAGTGTTGCGGCAAATCCAGATGACACAGATACTCATTTTGGGGCAGAATTTGATATAGGTTTAATTAAAGACGAGAATGGTGCAAAAGCAAGGCTTACAGCAACACCACCTAACTTTCAAAAAGTAGCAAAAATTATAAAAGAATTTTTTGATAACGGCGCATATACAAATAGTTCCTGTGGCTTTCATGCTCATTTTGGATTGGGGGCATTAACAAAAACAAGTGGAATGGATGCTACCTGGTTTGCAATTTATTTTTTAGATAGTGGACTATGGGACAAATATTCTATATATAAAGGTATAAAACAATATGATGATAAAGAATATGCAAGTTTAAATAATTTACGGGAATCAGTTGAGGAATTTAAAGGATCATTAGAACATCTTACAGCAAAAGAAAATAAACTAGAATATGCATATGATCAAACAGTTAATAAATTAGCAATGGGTGTATTTGACAAATACAATGTACTTAATCCGCATGATCAAGGAACATTAGAATGGCGAGGATTGCGTGGTGTGTTTGATGATCTATCCGGACAAGTTGGTAATTATAATTTAATAGTAGATTATTTAAAATTTGTATATAAATTTGCTAGAGATTTAGGACAAGCCCAAACCAAAATATTAGATTATGATGTAAGTGGAGTAACATTACGAGAATTAAAACGGTTTTATTTTGAAAATAAACAAAAACAAAAAGGTTCAATTAGTAATGTAGCACAATTATTTGTTAGCCATTTTAATCCTATAATGCCAACTGAGAAATTTAAAAATACTCATGCAGACTTTACAAAACATTTATCAATTAGGAATGATGCAGTAAATACAAAGCAGTATGATGATAAAAATTATTTAAATAATTTAAATAGTCAAATGGCCTTTGGTGCCAAAGCATTACAACCATTTGTAGGTAGGCAGGCATGGGGAACACCAGACTCTCGTATGAATGTAACATTACGTACTAGAAGCGGACACGAAGGGTTAGAAATAGATTTATATGATATGACATATGATAATCAAGCATTTGAAATAGAACCCGGACATTGGAACGAATTAGTTCTTAAGTTTGGATGGGGTATGTGGAATTGCGTATTTGAAACTTGTCAGTTTTTATTTAAAGATCCAAAGTTATATAAATTTAAAATAAATGAATTATTTTTAGATGCTTTGTACACAGATTGTGTAGCAGTATTCAAGACTATGGAAGAAGCAGAGTATGCTAAAAAGACTTGGACAGAATTCCATGGACACGGAACAGAAGACATACATTTTATGTCAATAGAATAATTATAAGGAGACAAATGATGCCAGTACAATCAATGCAGGCAATTGCAGAACATTCCTTATTCAAGGCAGCCTTACCGATAATATGTGCGGCATTGATAGGAAGCATTACATGGATATTCGTAACAGTTTTGGCTTTAGACAAAGTTCTTCATCGAGTTGAAGAAGCAGAAATACCACAAATTAATGCAGATATAGCAAAAGGCTATGAAAAAATAGATAATATAGAGGATAAGATGACCGAGTTAAGGATTAAATTTGCTGAGTTAGCATCTCCTGGTCATCCGACACAAAGATCTTCTATGAGAGAATAAAACAAAACAACCATAAAACTTAGGGGAGAAATATGGCAATTTATAAAGAAGACAAAACTGGCTGTCCATTTGTTTATAGAGTGGGAGCAGTAACAAAAGTAGTTGATGGTGATACATTAGATTGTGTTTTTGATTTAGGATTCGATGTCATGGTAAAACATCGTGTAAGAATGTTAGGCATTGATACACCCGAATCAAGAACAAGAAGTTTAAATGAAAAAGTGTACGGTTTGTTAAGTAAGGCCGCACTTAAATCATGGGTACATTGGGCAGTTATGTCTGACAGAGATGATATTGACATTGAAATTAGATGTCCTGAATCAGACAGCCGAGGTAAGTTTGGAAGAATTTTAGGCGAAGTTTGGGTTAACTGTAATGCTGAAGGTGAGTACGGAGGCTGGACTAATGTTAACAAATGGCTTTGTGAAAATGGTCACGCAGTTGGTTATTGGGGGCAAAACAAAGATGATGTTAAACCCGAACATTGGGCAAATAGAGAATTCTTAGCAGAACATGGTAAGCAAACTCTTTTACAGTGGGACTAGCAATAAATATTAATATGAATATTTTAAACGCATATATTAAAGATAAATTAAATGAAGCCGCATTAACTTTTGCTGAATTACGAAAAGTACGATACGGTGATATGCGGTATTATCGAGATTTAATTACAAAAATTAAAAATGGAGATCCAGTAACATTAACAGATGGATCTCATGTTGTTATTGCAAGTGACCAATATAAAAAACTTAATAAAACAATATTTGGTACTGCTGGAATTCCGAAAGATTGGAATAAACAAGTAGGGGTTATTAAAGGCGGAGATAAAGTTTTACTTCGTACAGTATCTGCCGGTGGAGATCCTAACAGGATGCCTAAGGGATTTGCGTTAAAATTAGATAATGGCGAATCTATTACATTAGGCCAGATAGACAAAATAACAGTAAAAGAAGATTACAACAGAGGTGATGTTGCTGAAATTTTTATGGGATTGGCTGTTACTGCTAAAATTTTATATCATAACAAAGAAGAAGCAACATTTGAAGATTGCCTTAAAATTATAAATGAAAGTACTATTAATAGTGCCGATGGAAGTTTAATTTTTGGTAGTCCAATTATATATGAAGATGGCGAACCAGATAGATTAGATGTTAATATACGAGTTCGCAAAAATAGTATGTATCATGTAGAAAAAGTTGTATTAGCAGATGGTGATACAAATGAATTTAGAGGATTTTTCCAAAGTGCTATAAGTTATATCAACAGTAAATCTCCTATAATAGAAAAAATAAAATTACCAAAAGAAGATAAATCATCTAATAAAGTAGTAGTAAGAGGCGTAGGCACAGAAGATCAAAAAGGTACTAAAGCAGATTTAGTATTACAAGTAGATAATACTGTAATTAATTTGTTAAGTGTAAAAGCAAACACAAGACAAGTAGGGCAAATTACTAGAAGTATGAATACACCTGCATTAATAACAAAAGCAGGAACGGATTTACAAACACATTTTAATGAATTTTTCGGACTTAATGTTTTTAAAATTAATCAACAAGCATTTGCTCAGGATCCAGCAGAAGCTCTACGAGATGCATATGCAGGAGCCGCACAATTATTAAATACTGCGGTGAATACACCACAACAAGAATTTAATTTTTTAGATGCAACATTTAAATTCTTACATCATCATGCAACTCTTGGAAGTGATATAGATATAGTAATGTTAGGTGCAGATCCAAATAATCCTATGTTTACTAATTTAAAATTTGACGAAACATTAAAAACAAAATTAGAAAAAGTTAATTTTGTTTTTAGACCACCTAGACAATCAGGAAATCCAACATTGTTTATTAATATATTTCCTGAAGAAAAAATAGAAGAATTGCCCGATTTTGATAGCGAAATGGGGCTATATAGTATAAGAACTTATTTGCAGGCAACTGGTAATATTAGAACAGTTATCGAAATAGGCAATGGTGCCCATTTGCTTGCAGATCAAAAAATTAGCATAAATAGTAGTACTATGGAAAACATAAAAGAAACTGCCTCTGCAGGTAGTACAAGTGCAGGTAATGTTGCTACAGTTAATACTCCATTAGGCAACGGTAAAATGATTAGACGGCAAAAAGTAGTTAGTGCAGATGCCAATGAAGTAGGAATGTTTCCAAAAGAAGTTAAAGAAAAAGCAGTTGGCGTTAAAACAGGTGTTCAAGTTAAAACAGAAACTGATTATCCTGCACAAGCAAAACGCCCAGAAGGTTACACAAAAGGAAAATTAGTAGGTGATTCAATGACAAATGATAAAAATGACAAACTTAAAGAAGGCGTATTAGATGCATCCGACGAAGATGGTTGGATGGCAAAAGAACAGTTATATAAAACTGCTCAATATGCAATTAAACTTCATCAATTAATAGGCGATACAGATAATTTAGAACCTTGGGTTCAAGCCAAAATTACTAAAGCCGCAGATTATCTTGGTTCTATTAAACATTATATGGAATATGAGCAAGTTAATCCACATCCAACAGATGAGCCAAGTAGCGAAGAAGCCATAGAACCAACAGCGGATTTGATAGGTATGGAATCTGTTAACCCTAGAGTTAAAAAAGGCATGGATCGTATTTTTGGTTCGGCACAAGAAGATTTGGTAACTAGTTTAGTGAAGTAGCGGCATGCATTATGACATACAGTCTTACCGAAAAGGAAGAAATACTATACGAGCGGCAAATTGACGAACTATTCAATCTGACCGAAGTATCCCCCCTTGTCAGCGACAAAGAATTAGTACAATATGTAGACCCCCAAACAGGGCAGGTGCAGATGGTAGATCCTGCTACAAAATGGAGTCTAGATAAAGCAGATGCAACAGGTCACGCTACAGATCAGTATAGGTGGGACGAACATCCTAAGGTAATTCCAACACCAATACCTCTTGAACCTACAATAGAAATAAATCCAGATGACGCAGAAAATGTTGATCCTCCTGTAGTTCCTATTCCTATAGGACTGCGAACAGGCCCCGAAATCAAACCACCAATATTGGGGCCCAAAAAACCCATAATAGTACCACCTTGGGAGGAGCCAAAAAAAATAATATATGATCCGTTAACTGGTAAGAAGATAGGAGCACCAAAAGTAATACCTAAGAAAATACCTTATACATCTGATCATGGTCTAATTAAAGGACCAGCAAGTAAGCAAATACAATATGATCCTTTAACTGGGAAGAAGATAGGAACCGGAAAACTAAAACATACACAAATACCTTATACATCTGATCATGGTCTAATTGAACCACCAGATAAAAAGGCTATAAAATATGATCCTTTAACTGGGAAGCCTGCAGGAGAAATACCAGATAAATCTAACAAGCCAATAGGATCTGATCATGGCTTAACTGATCGGAAACAAAAATTAGTAACGGCACAAGGTGAAGTCGATGATATAATAAAACGATTAACTCAACAAGGTCAAAATGCTCAGGCTAAAATAAATTTACGAAAGCGATTAGCCGCAATTCGTTATTCGTTCCCCAAAATAAACGTATCAGCATTATCTCCTGGAGAACAAAAATTAATAGGATCAGGTCATGGTCTAATTAAAGAACCAGTAGGTAAAATAGGTAAGACGCCTGCCGTAACATATGATCCTTTACTTGGGCAACCTGCTGGAGGACAAACAACATCTAAACTTGGTACAGGAATAGGATCTGGTCATAACTTAACAGATCTCGAAAAGCCATTATCACCACGTAATCAAGCCGCCGCAGGAATAGCACAAAAAGACGCCAATAGTATAATTAAGCAGTTACAAAATCCAAAAACAACTGTTAGTCAACGTAAGAAATTACAAATAAGATTGAATCAGCTAAAGCAACTTAAGATGCTTCGGTTAAATATTCCGGATACACCTTCACTTACCGGAACAGAAATAATTGATAATCCCGAATTACGGAATGCAAAAGCATTACTTAAGAAAGCAATCCCAGGAACGCCTAAACATAATTTATTACAACAACAAGTTAATGCATTATCAGGTAATGCAGAAGATCCTAATGCAGAACTTAACAAACAACAGGCAAAAAACGCATCAAAAGCTATACAAAAAGCAGAGCAAGAAAAAATAGCCAACCGTAAAGCAAATGAAAAGGCAAGGTTACAGCAGGCGGCAAAAGCAGAAATAGAACGTAAAAGGTTGGAGAAGATAGAATTAAAAAAACAAGCACAACTTAAGGCACAACTTAAGGCCGCGGCCGCTAGTAAAGTTAAAGTTCCTCAACTAGATCCTAGTACCGCCCATTTAGTTGGTGCTGATGGAAAACCGATACACACAACAACAGTAGAACCAGTAGTAGAACCCAAACCCAAGGTAATAGAACCAGTAGTAGAACCTAAACCCAAGGTAATAGAACCAGTAGTAGAACCTAAACCCAAGGTAGTAGAACCTGAAGTACCTACTAGTAAAAGACAAGGTAGTGCTATAGGTCAAGGAGTTAAAACTGCCCCGGAAGTATCAGTTAAAACAGGCGATTCTATTAAAACAATAGCAAATAAGGCAGGATTTACAGGACCTAATGCAGTAGAAGATTTTAAAATAGCACAAGCAGAAATGGGTGGCGGTAAAATAGGACAAGCAACAGGAAAAACAACAGGTAAATTAGTAGATATTGTTTATCCCGACCAAAAATATATGTCCGCAGATCAATTTGATAACTGGAAAACAAATTTTCAAAAAATAAACGGAGTTGGATATGGAGAATATAAAAATGCTAAAAAAGTACAAAATTCTCCTAAGTATAATAAACTAAAATCGGCACAAAAATTGGCTATAGATAATATAGTAAACAAGGGCGAAGGGAAACCAGTACAGACATCTCCATCTAAACCAGCAACAATAACGGATCCAGCAAGAAAAATACGCTGGAAAATGTCTCATGCCGCTAGATTAAGGGCGGCTATGAGAGCACCTGGCAAATTTATGATGTCTGCTAAAGGAGACATATTAACAACCGTTGTTATAGCGGCGGCAACTGCATATGGTTCCGGAAAATGGATGCGAAATATAGAAATTGAACAGGAAAGATATAGAATAGAAGATGAACGATTGAGAAAAGAATTTGAAGGAAATCCAGCTAATAAAGGTAAAACATTCCAACCAAATGTATTACATATGTTATCTCCAATGCAATATGTAGGAGGAGCAGGAAATTTTGCAATGTTTAAAGACCCTGATAAAAAAGCATGGTGGAATTTAGGACAAAAAGGTGGTTTTGCAAAATGGATAGGAGCGGCCGGGACGGCAGAAATGTTAACTCATGATGAATCTATTATTAAAACCATGCCAGAATCAACAAGTGAGAATGATGCAGATATAATTAAGTCATTAGCAAATGTAAAACTAGGTGAAGCAACAGATTACCCGGATCCATATGATAATTCGCCTCCAAAAAAGAAATTTGATAAATGGGTTAAAAATAATATTGTAACCCTTATTATGCCAGACGGTACAATGAGAAGAGTAAATGATTGGGGATTGGGCGATCCAGGCGAAGATGGGTCAAAACCTTGGTTTGGTAAAGGTGGTTCGGTTTGGCAGATGGGTCAAGGCAAGCATGATCGAACAGGTGCAGAAGCATTTAAGGCATCGTTGCAACCTGGTACAATGATTCAAGTTATACCGCAGGTTGATAAAAATGGTAAACCTATTCCGTTAAACCAACAAACAAAACAAATGTCCACCACATTAATAAATCCTCAAAGTGAATGGTCTGGTGAGTTTAAAGACATATATCACAAAGTATCAAATAAAGTAGAAAGAGGTGGTAGAATAACTATAGGTGGCGGAGATGGACCAGCCGGACGACGCGGCGGCAAACAGATGTACATTCCAACAAAAGCAGAATTAAGACCATTTCTTGAAAATCATATGGAAGAGTTAATACCCCCAGATTGGTATTTGGGGTTTAAAAATCGTACAGAATGGGATACGTTAACCGACGAAGAAAAAGAATTGAGAAATCTTGGACTACGAAAAAGGCCTACTACACCAGAAGGGTGGATAGCACAAAAAGGATTTGAAGGCCCAACAGCCCAAAGATTTGATACATATATGCATGCCGGTCCTGATATGACTGATCAAGAATTAGTAGATTGGTGGAAAAAATATAGAACAGACAATAAAATTGAAAAGCCCGATGGTGGGATTTTAGGAGGCGACACCCTAGATCCATTCTTAGATCCTATTGCAACATCAACAGGTTTATGGGATGCTGGACTTGACCAAAAGATATCACATGATAGAACAGGTCGTACAGGCGAGGTTACTGGCTCAGATGTAACCTCGCTCCAAACAGCTGAGATAGATAAAGTAGTAGGTAAGCCAGATGAAAAACATCAAAGTTCTGTTTTTGCAGGAGCCGGATTGAGTGGACTTTCCAATCTCCAAAAAATTACTCCTGCTTCAGCAGGATGGCCTACAAAATCGGCACAATTTAGAACATTAATGACAGATTTGGGTACAAGATATGGAATAGAACCTAAATTATTAAGAGCATTATCAGCAAAAGAAAGTGGTAGTTCAGCAGAAGGAGGATGGGTTCAAGGAAAGTATAAAGGAGACACTGATAGAGGATTTCGCGGAGCTTGGGGATTATTTCATGTTAGAAAAGGTGAAGACGGAAAGAAGAATATAAGAACGGGGAAGGTAACAATTAAGGACCCAGCAGGTGTGGATGAATATAATAGACGAAACAGAACAAATTATCAATGGAAAGATGTTGCTAATGATCCATATTTGGCTGCAAATATAGGTGCAGAACTTTTTTCAAATTATTATAACAAAAGAATAAAAGCAGGCATGAGTCCTGAAACAGCGGCATATGAGGCATATGCAGAATATAATGGTGGTGCTAAATGGAGATCAAAAAAAGCAGACGTTCAAGCTGATGTAAAGGAACGGGCAAAACTTTTTGTAGCAATTTTTAAAGGACTTTCTGAAAGTAAAATATTTATTCAAAAAAGTGCAATACTAGAAGGCATAGCACTGGCCGCATAGGTAAATAATTGCATAATAAACTCGCCAGGAGAAAATTAAATGAAGTTAGCAAAAAATTTTAGTTTAGGAGAACTGACCAAAAGTTCCACAGCAACTAGACTAGGTATCGATAATACTCCAAATTCAGAACATTTAGTCAATATGGTATATGTATGTAGCCATATATTACAGCCTGTCCGGGATCATTTCGGTAGGGTTGTTACAATTAATAGTGGATACAGAAGTCCTAAACTTAATACCGCAGTCAGAGGTTCAAAAACTAGCCAGCATTGTTTTGGTCAAGCCGCAGATTTTGAAATTTATGGATACCCCAATCATGATTTAGCAGAATGGATTAAAAAGAATTTAGAATTTGATCAACTTATATTAGAATTTTATAATCCAAAAGAAGGTCCTAATAGTGGTTGGGTTCATTGTTCATATAACTTAAATGGAAATAATCGTAAAAAAGTTATGACGGCTTTACGTATTAATAATAAAACTAGTTACAAACAAGGCCTTATAAAATGAAACCAAATAGTACTAGAGAAATTGAAAATGTATTAAAAGAAATATTTACACCCACCTATTTAGTAGTTGAACAATCCACTCTGGTATCTAAAAAATTTAAAATTTTAATTGTATCGTCAAAATTTGCAAATAAATCTAGCTCTGGTACTAACAATGATACAGAAGTTTTCCAAGCATTAAAAAATAAAATTAAAATTCAAGACCCCACAATAGAAGAATTAGATATAGCAACATATGTTCCTTCTAAATTTGATGTGAATTCCCCGAGGCTCTTCAAAACGTATAAATATAGTAGCATGTTGCCAAACTTTAGTAAGCAACTTGTCTTATAAGCCTCTTCAGGGAATAACAACAAAAAAAGGTTAGAGTTTATGAAAGCACTTTTACGGTGGTGGTTAATTTTTTGTTTATCGATCCTTGCGGGAGGAGTTGCCGTATATTTCAATTTACACAAAGACTTATACGATGGTGATCAAACAAAATTAAGTTTTCTTATATTAACACTTTTTATTCTTACTTCTGGATGGGTAGGATGGTGTACAAAAAAATCCGAAATTCAAATTCAAAACATTGATGTCGGATGGTTTGTTGCAGAAGCGTGTCTTGCCTTGGGCATGATCGGAACTGTGACCGGTTTTCTATTAATGCTAAGTGGAGCATTTGCAGATATTGATTTAGCAAATACTGCCACAATTCAAACTGCCTTATCTAAAATGGCACTAGGAATGAGTACTGCATTATACACGACATTAGTTGGATTAATATGTTCTTTAACATTAAAAATTCAATTAGTGAACGTAGAAAACGAGAACCAAAATAATGGATAGTAAGCCGCAATATAAAAGCAGTTTGGCATTTACTGACCTGCTATTTAATGTATTAATCGGTTTTGCCTTTATGTTTATAATAGCATTCCTTTTAATTAATCCTGTTGAAAAGGATGCAGAAGTAGAAGCAAAAGCCGAGTTTATGATTATAATGGAATGGGATGACCAATCCGCATATGACATAGACTTATGGATGATGGATCCTGTAGGTAATATAGTTGGCTTTCCTAACATGAATGCAGGTTTATTACATTTAGATAAAGACGATCTAGGCCAATCCAATGATACTGTAATATTGGCAGATGGCTCAACAAAAATAATTTATTTAAATCGAGAAGTAATGACAATTAGAGGTATTGTATCAGGCGAATATGTTGTTAATAATCATTTATATTCTATGAAAGGTCAGGCGGCAAAAGGGCCAATGGAAGTAACAACAAGAGTAATAAAACTTAATCCATATGGGGAAGTTCACACTGGTATTGTTACTTTACCTGTACATGGTGCAGAAGAAACAGTTATACGATTTACAATTGGACGAGATGGTTTTGTAAAATCAAAAAATCATCGAAAAAAAAGATTCGCAGGGAAACGACAGCCGGGGGGTATCATGACTTCATCCGGTAGTACCCCCATGCAATCATCGCCCACAGGCCACGGAGAACAAATACAAGGTGATGAACCAGCCGACGACGATGAAGTTCATGGATCAGCAGGATTTGATGATGAATTGCATGAACAACCTGGTGCCAGCACTTCAAATGGGCCCGAAGAAAGCAGATATTCTTATTCTATTTCCGGAGCAGGACAATCAACTACTGTACAACCAGACGGCAGTGATCATCCTACCGATCAAAGTAGTAGTAATGATTCCACTACTGGGCGAGATTATAATGAAGATCCAATAATGGGAGGACACTAATGTTAACATTTAGTTTTTTAATAGTAGCCTGGATAGTATTACTTACTATATTTTTATGGGATTTAATACAGCATGGTGCCGACAAAATATGGATGTTTATTATAATTCCTATTACGCTCGCCCTTACTGTAACAACTTATATTACAGTACAGAGCATGTTGGGATACCCAACAGATAAAGTAAAAGAAGGAAAATTTGTTGTAATCTCTTCAGCAGTTAAGGAACCAGATTGGATATTTTATTGGGTTGCTTATCAAGATGATGCTGAACCTATTGCATATAGATTTCCATATACAGAAAAAGATCACGATAAACAAGAAGAAATGTCCGGACGACAACAAGCAGGAGAAATTATTCAAGGCGAACTTGTTGACGAAGGCGATGACACTGATAGCAAAAGTGTTTTAGGACAGATAGAATTTTATACATTTGATGTTTCAAGAGCAATACCAAAAGATTAAATATGTTTCATAAAGATACCCAAGGCAATATTGTTGCCGAAGTCGTAGATAATTACCTACCTAACGGAATAGCAGACGAATTAGAAGAACATTTTCTAAGTAGAAACCCCCAATGGCGATACCAAAGTAAAGTTGCAGTTGAGCAAATGAAGAATCGTTCAACCGGTTCACCATCTGATTGTTTTTGGGCATTTGTTATTTGGCGCCAACCTGAGGGAATTCTTGCACCAGAATTTGAACAATTAGTTCCAATTATAGAAAAATTAAATTATAAAGCATTAATACGAATTAAAGCAAATATGTATTCTTCAACTGAAAATATACAAGAACATGCTCCCCATCAAGATTTTACATTTAATAATAAATCAGCATTGTATTATGTTAATAGTAACAATGGTTATACCATGCTACATGGTAATATCAAAGTAGAATCTGTAAAAAATAGACTTGTAGTTTTTGACGGATCAATGGAACATTACAGTACAAATTGTACGGATGAACAAGTTAGAGTATCAATAAATTTTAATTTTTTATAGGTTGACACATATTTTTAAACATGTTATAATAATAAGAACTAATATCCAAAGGAGAAAAATGCCAACAAAAACATATAGTATAAATGAAATTGCAAAACTCAAACAACTCGTATCCGAAGGAGTTCAAGTATCGCAAGAAATACAAGATTTGCGAGAAGGATTAGGCGATACAGTTAAAGCCGTTGCTCAAGAAATGGAGATTAAAGCGGCTACCTTAAACAAAGCAATTAAAATAGCCCACAAGGCATCATTACACCAATCAAAGGATGATTTTGAAGCAGTGGAAGATGTATTAGAAGCAGTCGGTCGAACTGCATGAACCAATTTATTGTTTTTGGTGATTCTATAACATATGGTGCCGAATTAGCAGATGTGCCATACGAAAAGCCCAAAACTGATCCTAGTAAATTTGCTTGGCCTGCTTTATTAGGTGCGACAAATTTTTCACAGTCAGGATTATCCAACTTTGCCATTAGACGTCATTGTATTAATTTTAGTACAATTAACCGACCCGAATATGTTATAGTTGCTTGGTCTTATAATGATAGAACAGAATTTTTACAAGCAGAGAGTATAATAGGATCTTCACCTTATGTTGACGATACTAAAGAATGTGATAAATTATTTACTACTATTGGCCCGGACTGGAAGGAAAAAATTAAAAAACAAGGTAAACAGTTTGTTGACCTATATTACAAATATTTTTATAATGATTATTCTGGAATATACAATACATTGAGTAATATATATTTTACTCAATTACATTTAGAATCTTTAAATCTAAATTATAGCATGACTTTCCCTTCGTATAGATCGTTATGCGTAGACGATGAATATATTTTTAATTTATTTGTAGACAATCCTGCTATAGATGCTGTAATTGGTAGTATAGAACAATTATACGAATTAATAGATTGGACAAAATTTATTTTTATGCAAAATACCTTTTCAAATTATGGTGGTATTATGGATTTAGCAACAGAACATATGCCTCATGGTCACCCCACCCAAGAATGTCATAATAAATACGCTGATGAGTTACGTAGACGCATTTTTTGATAGAGAAAAAGACGCTATACACATAGTAGAGCGAACTAGGAAGAAGCGGGAATACCAAACATATCCTGCCAAATATATCTTTTATTATCCTGATGCAAAAGGAAAATATCGTTCTATATTTGGTACACCGTTATCTCGAGCAAGTACAACAAGTGGAAAAACATTTCGTTTAGAAAAGAAAATCCATTCACATAAACAATTATTCGAATCTGATATTAATCCTGTATTTCGTTGTTTAGAAGACAATTACTTAGGCAAAGAAGCTCCGAACTTAAACAAGTGTTTCTTTGATATTGAGGTAGACTTTCAACAAGAAAAAGGATTTGCTGATCCGTCTGATCCTTTCTCAATGATTAATTCTGTCACATTGTGGTGTAGTTGGATAGAAGAATTAATTACATTAACAATTCGTCCTAAGACAGTTGACCGAGCAGAAGCAGAAAAAATATGTGATACGTTTGATAACACAATGCTCTGCAATACAGAAGAAGAATTATTAGACAATTTTTTAAAACTAATCGGTGATGCAGATATTTTAAGTGGCTGGAATAGTGAAGGGTACGATATCCCGTATACTGTAAACAGAGTTGCTAGAGTATTAGGTAAACAACGTCTGCGAGATTTTTGTTTATGGAATCAATATCCACGTAAGAGAGAATTTGAAAAATTTGGTAGAGAACAAGAAACATATGATTTAATAGGTAGGGTACATTTAGATTATTTAGAATTATATCGCAAATATACATATCATGAAATGCATAGTTATAGATTAGATGCTGTTGGTGAATTTGAAATAGGCGAAGGTAAGATTCCATATGAAGGTACCCTTGATCAATTATACAATAATGACTACGAAAAGTTTATTGCATATAATAGACAAGATACCATGATGCTTAAAAAGATGGATGACAAATTACAGTTTATTGACTTAGCAAATGTACTTGCTCATGCTAATACAGTAATGCTACAAACAACAATGGGGGCAGTAGCAGTTAGTGACCAAGCAATTATAAATGAAGCACATAGTCAAGGACTCCAAGTACCAGATAAAAAGAAAAATACAGATGAAGAATTTAATACTGCCGCAGGTGCTTATGTAGCACAACCAAAAATAGGTATGCATACTTGGATAGGATCAATGGATTTAAATTCACTGTATCCTAGTGTTATTCGTGCATTGAATATGGGTCCAGAAACAATTATTGGACAATGTAGACTTGATAAAACACATGATATGGTCCGAGAAAAGATGGACAATAAAGCAAGTTTTGCAGAGGCATGGGAAGGAATATTTAATACATTAGAGTATGACTTAGTACAAGAGCGAGATATAGCAGAAAAAATTACAGTCGATTGGGAAAATGGTGACACCGATCAATACACAGGTGCTGAATTGTATGATTTAATTCATAACCAAGGTAATTCTTGGGGAATATCTGCAAATGGTACAATGTTTAGATATGATAACAAAGGTATTATTCCTAATTTACTTGAGCGGTGGTATGCTGAACGTAAAGAAATGCAGAAAAATTTGCAAAAAGCAATAGATGATAACGACAAAAGAAGGATAGAATTTTGGGATAAAAGACAGCTCGTTAAAAAAATTAACTTAAATAGTTTATATGGTGCTATTTTAAATAAGGGATCAAGATTTTTTGACCTAAGGATGGGTCAAAGTGTAACATTAACTGGTAGGTCAATTGCAAGGCATATGGCCGCAGAAGTTAACAAAGTACTTACAGGAGAATACAATCATGTTGGATCATCTATCATTTATGGTGATACTGATAGTGTGTATTATACTGCTATATATTCTCTCAAGGAAGATATCGAAAACGGAACTGTAGATTGGAATAAAGAACAAGCAATTAAATTATATGATGTAATAGGCGAACAAGTAAATTCTACATTTCCAAAGTATATGAACAAAGCATTTGGTATTACTTTAGAAAGTGGGCAACTAATAAAAGCCGCAAGAGAAATTGTTGCTACAAGCGGATTATTTATTAAAAAGAAAAGATATGGTATCCTGGTATATGATGAAGAGGGCAACCGCAAAGACCTAGGCGGAGAACCAGGTAAACTTAAAGCCATGGGATTGGATCTTAAACGCAGTGATACTCCAGAATTTATGCAACGATTTTTAGAAGAAATCTTATTTGATGTATTAACTAATACAGGACAAACAGAAATCTTTTCAAAGATAAAAGATTTTAGAGAAAAATTTAAAGAACGACCAGGCTGGGAAAAAGGTACACCAAAACGTGTAAACAATCTTACAAAATATACAAAATTATATGATAGAACAGGCAAATGTGGAGTTGGTCATGTAATGGCCTCAATTAATTGGAATAGGTTACGTAAGGCATATTCAGATAATTATTCAATGCAAATTGTAGATGGAATGAAAACTATTGTTTGTAAACTAAGAAATAATCCAATGGGGATGACATCTATTGCATATCCAATTGACGAGTTACATTTACCTAATTGGTATAAAGAGCTTCCGTTTGATCATACCGGAATGGAGAATTCTATTATAAATAAAAAGATAGACAATTTAATTGGAGTACTTGATTGGGATCTGAAAGATACTGAAAGTACAAATACATTTAATACATTGTTCGAGATTACATAGAATGACATTTACAGAATACGTCGATTACATAGATACTATGATTAAAGACTATACCAAACAAATTCCACAAGAAACTCTTGAAAATATAGAACAAACTATAGAACATGCTGAAGCGGGATGTGGTAAGATTTGGTTAGAAGATTATATTGATCAAGAATATAATAAATAGTATTTGTGAAAAAGAAAGATAGAAAACTCTACGATTCGTGGAAATATAAAAAAAGCGGCTTCATGGAATTTAATAATCCTGTTTTCCAAACTCTATTGGGTTTGGTGATTTTTTACATTGGTTTGAAAATGTTCTCAGGAGGAATGAAATCCATGGGTCATATAGAACAACTTGAATGGTTTTTAGGAAATCCTTATTGGATGTTTCTTGGATCAATTGGTTTTACTATTCTTTGGCAATCATCATCTCTTACTACAACCGCTGTTATAGGACTTGTTGCATCAGGTGCATTGCCATTACCGTCTGCAATTGCCGCTATACTAGGTGCAAATATTGGCACAACTGGCACCATATGGATTGCAGGAATGTTAGTAAGCGACGGAATGCCTACGGGAATCACGAAACAGGTGGCTCTTGTTCATACAGGAGTGAATACAATTATGGCGATTGCGTTACTTCCATTTGTACAACATATAGCACGATTTATATCAAAATTTTAACTTGACATTAGCCGTTCGGCATGTTATAATATATTAACTAATTAATCTAAAGGAGACTTATGAAAGATATTCTTCTGGACCTTGTTGACCATACTGCTGGTCTTGGGTTCATTGAAAATGTAAAAGTAACAGGAACTGATGCAGAAACATCATTTGAAGCAATGGATCCTGATAGAACAGTTATATTAAATGCTAAAACTACTAATCCAGTACCTGAGCTCATAGGTGAATTTGGTATGGGTAATTTGGGCTTTTTAAATGGTATTGTTAATCTTGATGGATATAAAGCAGATGAAGCAGTAATTAATGTAAAAACTAGAGAACGCAACGGACACGTAGCTCCGGATTCGTTAACATTCGAAGACCAATATGGTAATACTGATCAGTATAGATTTATGAGCAAAGAAGTTGTTGAACAGCAACTTAAAACCGTAAAGTTTAGAGGAGTTAATTGGAATGTTTCTTTTGAACCATCTAAACAATCTGTGCAAGAGCTTGCACAAATTGCAGGTATTTATATAAGCATTGAACCTACTTTTTCTGTTAGAACAGAAAATGGAAATCTTGTTGTTGGTGTTGGAACCGATGATGGTAGTGGACATGTAGGCAAGCGAATTTTTGCAAGAAATGTAGATGGCGAATTAAAACAAAATTGGAGCTGGCCATTGCATCAAGTATTGACTATTCTTAAACTAGGTATGAGTGGTGCTTGTGTTATGAATATTTCCGATCAAGGTGCTTTGCAAATTAGTATTGATAGTGGCCTTGCAGTATATAATTATATTTTACCGGCCATGAACAAATGAAAACACGGAAAAACTTAACTGAAAGTAATAAAGATTATGCAGTCTTTCTTCCCAGTATAAGTGGGTTTTATAACACATTTATATCCAAACAACGGGTAGAGGAATATGTACCTAATGACAGAATTCCTGTGGAGTTTGAAAATGGCATAGAAGGCTGTAATTTTTTAAATAAAGATCAAGCATATTTTGATTATAAATGGTCTTTGTATTCTGCAGGACATGCTCAACTTGATATTGCAAAAAGTGATGTTGCAGAAAGCATGGTACAGAAAAGAGATAAATCCAAAACTTGGTGTCTTGGTGATAGTGGCGGATTCCAAATAGGTAAGGGTATTATTAAATTCGATTGGGTTT